GGCGTTGGTTGATGATGCGATGTTAATCGCGGCTGGGCGACCACCGCCTGTCCATGTTGCGCTACCCATCGACGTAGGATCAGGCGATGCCATGATGCGAATTTCATCGCCTGGTGCAATGCGTGCAGCCGTTGCGCCATTCGTCATCGTTTTCCAGCGGTTAGCAAAGCTAAGGCCGTCGTTGGCGTCATTCCCGCCTTCATAGTCGATATAATAAGTCGCCATCGTCTAATCCTTTATACCGGCGTAACCGAGCCAGAGCCATCAACGATATACCACGCTGAGGTTGCTCCGCGTCCAGATGCCCGTAGCATCCGGTTATTGGTCGTATCCCATACCAACATACCTTCCCATTTCAGGTTGGTGTTGACGGATGACGTTGCGCTGGCGATGTTAGCGGCAGTCGCAGCTAAGTTTTGGGCCTCAAGAGAAACCCAGCGGTTGATCTTGATTGAACGCCCAGACGCCACGTTGGCAGGGAGAGCGCTTGCCAATCCCAGCGTTGTCCCTGAAATGGAAGTAACACGAGTATGAAACCATTGACGTTCGGTCCCTAAAATGACCGTATCGAGTTCAATGCCGATATAGTCGTTCTCAAGCACGCCCGTGGTGGATGTCAAAGTGATTGACGTTGCTCCGCTTAAAGCCGCGCCGTTTGTTGTGGTGTTCAGCAAGAATGTGGTGCGGAAACCATTTTCAGCAAAACGACCCGTCACCATAAACCCACGGCGGAAATACGACCCACCAACTGCTGAAACTATAAAATTAGGGTCCGTTATGCCAAGTGGCGTTGCAATAGTGATCTGCGCGCCCATAACCGCGTCAAACTGGATGTTTGGCGTAAATGTAATCGGGCCAGACCATGCCGAGTGGCCGATGTAGAAAGAGGCCACATCCTTATGGAGCCAAATCCAATTTGACCGCATTTCGTAGATGGCAACGCTGCCACGTGTAATGCTGCGGAAAAAGCGACCCTGCACATAATACGGGCTTGTTCCGCCCAGCACGTTTCCGCTTGCGTCAAAACAGATAACAGAAAGCGACTGATTTTCGTCTGGGATTTTGATAAACGCAGGCTGATCGGTTCCCTTGTTGTAGATCAAACCGATTGAGTTTTCGGTTGACGACATAACCACATAACCATCGCCAAGAGCGCGGTTTACGCGGCTGCTAACGCCAGTCGTAATGGCTTCAACTGGGACGTTGTAGCCCGTTGCGGTGTCGTAAATGATGCGCCCCGGTGCCCAGAGTTCATTGTTCGCCTGATACGGGAGGCAGTAGGACGGCGTAATGCGCGCGGGCAAACGAGGCGAACCCCCGCTAGAGCCTCCAATATAGCGGAGATCAACGTCGATGTTTTTCTCTTCTGGTATAGACACCAAGAAGTTTTGGCTGGCAAATGAATAGGACAGGAAATCGCCCGTAATATTGATCTGGCCGCTCGTCACAGTCGGAATTTTGACTATGTTCATTGGGTCGGCCCAAGACCCATAGGCTTCCAAGCGCGTGTTCTGGAAGAATAGCGTGGAGACGTTGCTGCTCGTGTTCAGGGTAGTGTATACCAACCCGCCGTGATTAGCATGGGCAGATCCGCCGTCGATGCCGACTTCAGCGTTCATAACCACGTTGGAACTGACTTGCGCAGCCCCTCCAAGCGTCAGTTTAAACGTCCCGCGCCCGTCTACTTTTTGGTTTGTGCCAAGATAATATCCGCCGCCAATAAACTGGTTGGCGACGGCATAGCTATCTAGCGCAAGATCAAAGTGGACATGGCTGCCGTTGTTATACAGCCGTAAGATGTTAAATTCGTTGCCCACCCATGGGGTTGATGCGGCAGCGCCATCGAAATAAAGACCGTCATTAAAGCCGCGAACATAAAGCCACAGCTTACAATCGCTCATGGCTTTAAGTTGGATGCCTTGGTTTCCAGCGGTAGTTGACTTGTCCGCGCTATTACGCACTTCAACCCAAAAATAGCCGTTAACTACGTTAATACCGCCGAGAATGACCGCAGGGATCGCGCCGAATGCGCCGCGAATTTCCGCGCCCTTACCATCAACGACAAGCAGATCGGAAAAGTCGATGGTATCGCTGACAAGGTAAAAACTGGAAACAGCCGGAAGAAAAAGGGCTTTAGAGCCAGCACGAGCAGCGTCAGCCGCGTCGTTAAGTGCTGTCGTGTCATCCGTCACGCCGTCGCCAACAGCGCCGAAGTCCATGACGCTGACTGTCTGGGCGAGTCTATCTTGGACGGTATAGCCGCTGGTCAAAGCACCCGTAAACGGCGGATCGTACTCAACATTATTGGCGTTTAAAACAAGGTCATTTATGCCAGACAGGTTGTCATAGGTTCCGAGAAGCACGCCCAGCGATGTCTCAATGACAAACTTATATGTAACGCCGTTTGTCAACCAGATTTCGCCGCCCGGCACGCGCCCGGCGCTGTCCAAGACAATCGGGTTAGTGTGGGGCGTTGCGCCGGATGAACTGGTGTAGGTTGCTTGCGGTGTGGTCGTTCCAGCAGCGTATGTATAGATTTTACCGCCGGACAGGATGACGCCATTATTGTCTAAAAATTGAGCGGCAGCGCCGCCAAGAGAAGAAAGAGCAACCATGCCGCGTCCTTACGCCAAAAATTTCAGTTTGTATAAGGTCGAGTAGTACAACCCCATAATCTCGTCGATGATGTTCTGGAGCGGCGTACAGTCCTTATCGACGACTTTATACCGCATTTCCGTCAAGTCGTCTACTTGGCCCTCCAGAAACTCCACGATGTTGTTGGTTTTCTTGGCCGACATCAGCGCAATCGGGCCGATCAGGCCGTATTTGCCCTGATAGGCTTCGGCAAATTTGTCAGCCAAATCAATGATTTCGTCGTAGAAGCTACCAAGTGCTGAGTGCTTGGCGAAGCTGCGTGTGTTCAGGTGCGCGCTGTGCGCGACATCGCGTGCCAAAAACAGCATCCCGACGAACTCGTTACATTTGCTCATTTGGTTCCATCCCTTCGGGCATTTCGTTCATTTCGGGCATCTCAGGCGCTTCTGGAGCCTCCATCTGCGGCATCTCGCGCATCTCAGGCGCTTCGCCGATCAGGTCGCCCGTGTCGAGCGCGGCCGCGATGGTGCCCATGACGATGTCCTGCACCTGTTCCGGCGTCATGGACTGCTGGACAGCCGCAATGCGCTTGGTTTCGGCGTTGTAGGCGTCAATCTCAGCCCTGTAGCGGTCGATCTCGACCTTCTGCTGCTCGGTGCTGTCTTGGATGTTCTGCAAGATGTCCGTGACGCGGTTCAGTTCCTGCGTCATGGCTTCGATCTGCTGCTGCGCCTGCGTCATTTCAGGCGATTGGTCGCCCTCAGATAGAACTTTCGGATCAAGGATTTTCTTGAAGCGCTGGGCCATTTCTTGCGCGCCGGGCCAATCCATGTTCTTAATAAATAAGTCACCGGCCACCGTCCAAAGCTGCGGGTTGGTCTGCAAAATCTGGCTCATCGCGTCCAAGGCTTCCTGACGCTTGGTCATGTAGCCCGGACCCGTTGTTACCATGACGTCGTAAGTACCGACGCCCGGATTGTAGATTTTCTCGATCATGGCGCCCGTCATCGGGTCGCGGATTTCCTTGACGGGTTCCGGCTGCGACGGATTGAACTTGACCATCGACACTTCGCCATCAACGCCGATGATGCGTGCGACGCGCTGTGTGTCGTAAATCTTGGGGATCAGGTCCACGATTTGACGGGTGATGTGCCGGATGGCCCGCGCCAGATTATCGACATAATGGTAAGTGCCGACATCGCCCTGCTTCTCACGCGCTGTGATGGCCTTTGCGGAGCGTTCATTGCCCTGCATACCCAAAGACGCGTCGTACTGGCCTGTCGTGCCCTTGATGTCATCTGCAGCCCCCATCTTGGCCTGTATAAGGCCCGTCTGAGGCAACGGCGGCGGCGCTCTCTGGGGAAGTGGCAGGACGTTGCCAGCACCGTCAGTCACGTCGGGATTGACCTCCAGATACGGCCAGTTGGTCGTATTTGCGGTCTTCCACTGCATTTCATAGCCTTCGAACTGGCCACCATAGCCAATGAAGGGCGCCTTGGGGGCCAGCGCCAGCATTTCTGCCTCTTGGCTGGTCCAGTAGTTGTACATGCGCTGCGCGTCCTTGGCGTTGCGCACAAGGCCAGAGATGTAAATCTGACCGTCAACTTCCCACTCGTTGCCGACCACACGGACGACAGGTATCCACTTGCCCGGCCATTCGCGCTCATCCAGCACGTCAAAGCCGTTGGTCTTCATCCACATGACCTTGGTGCGGTCTACCTCACGGGTGCGGATGGGCTTGCCGAACACGCGGGCAAGTTGCTTGTCGCGCGGCGTGCCTGCGAAGGCTGTCTGGTTGTCAGGGTACAGGTGCAGCGTGTCGCGGGTATATGTCTTGTAGAAATACTCCGCGATGCGGATGGTGTCTTCCTGCAACCATGACGAGATGCCCTGATCGCCGACACCTTGGCTATACAGCGTCGAGATGGGCGTCGCGTCCGGGAACATGCGCTCATAGTCGGTCTTGAGGATGTCTTCGGTGACGAAGCACCACTCAGCGTCCGCGCCGCACGGGTCTTGGATCGTCGGGTCCATGTAGACGCTGAACGCGTTCCGCACGCGGCCGATCTTGATGTCCTGATCGAACGTCTCTTCGTTGCAATACTCGGTCAGCAGCCGGATGTAGCCCTCGCCGTACGTGACCTGATTGTCGCAGGCCGTGTCGTAGGCAACGTCAGCGTCCGACATATACTCAATATGCCGCACGATCCCGCTGAAAATCTCCGCGACCTCCACGTCAGCGTTGTCATCGACGGGGATGACCTTACCGCTGGGCCGGTTCTGGCGCTGCTCGTTCGTGACCTGCCGGACGTGTTGCGGCAGCTTGTTGATCGTGAGGCACGGCCGGGCGTTGATCGTCTGACCCTGCACCGACCCACGGGTCGCCAGCACGTCTGCCGGCCACTGCCACTGGTTGTCGGGGCTACCTGCCATGAACCGCAGGTCATCCAACTCATCTTCACGGCTGTCAGAGTACGCTGCCTGCGCCATTTGCAGGCGCTGGCGCATAGTCGCCATCTTGTCGTTGTCGCCCGACGCTTTGGCCGGGTTAGACCCGACGTTGGCGACTTGACCAGCCTTGTTGATGCCTGTTGGATCGGCCATGTTACTTTACACTTTCCAATTCGGCATCAATCGGGCTGACGTCGGGTCTCCCTTCGCCGCGGTAGTTTAGCCACTTAGATTGCGCGTTAATCATGGATAAGACATCAAGTTTTTCTTCGTCCCAACGTCTACCGTGGCCCGGGCGAATAGCATCCCAAGCGTAAAGCAACCATACTTGTTCGTGTTTAATGCGCAGCCAAGGTTCTAAAAGAGCAACAAAATCGACGGCTTTGGTGTTATTTATAACCCACGCGTAAGCCTGTTTCCATTTAGCCTTACTACGGCTTAACGGTGTAATATACCCGCCAAACGCCTCTTTTAGGTCGTTCAATATGTCGATATTTGTGTTGGTGATTGAAACACGCGGGACCATTGCGCTGCGGCTGCGCGTAAACCCGATAGAGCCTTCGCCGTCCATAAGGCCGGCTACATACGCTAGGTTCATTTCCCACCCTTTTTATGCGCAGCTTTACGCTGAACACTATATGCTATCGCGACCGCTTGGTCACGCTTTTTGCCGCTGGCTATTTCGGCCTTGATGTTCTTGCGAAACGCCGCCTTGCTGGTCGATTTGACGAGCGGCACGGTCAGCGGCCCTTTTTGGCCGGTGTCATGCGCTCACGCACGGTCGTACGGATGATGTCAGGGCTTTTGCGCGTCGTGATCAGCACATCGTCCTTCTCAGGCGACCGCGCCAGCTTGCCGGGCGTGACCGGCGGCGCGAGGCCGACCTTGGGCTTGGGCGGCTTGGGCGGGTCCAGCTTGATTGTGACACTTTTGCCACGCACGGGCTTAAATCCAGAGGGTTTCATAGCCATTTATTTGCCTTTCTTGGCCGTTTTGGCGCTGTCTCGGAACGCTTTTGCAGTCGGTGCGCCCTTGGTGCCGGGTTTGCGCATCTTTTCACCCGATCCGGCAGCAATCCGTGCCTTTTTGGCGTGAATTGCAGCATATAGACCCTTTTTCATGAGCATTTCCATCGCTTGAGGCTGGCCTTGGCGCGTTCGCCGTTCTTTGCTTTGGCCGCAACCGCACCCATACGGGCACAAAAGGACGCTTTGCGGCCTGCATCTGCCTTTGTCTTCGGATTGGGCGCTGGCGGCTTCAGATTGGACCCTGTGGCGGCGTTATACTTGGCACGGCCCTTGGCTGTAAGCCCTGCACCCTTGGATGCGGGCAGCTTTTCGCCGCGCCCGACGGCCAGCGAGACTGACTTTCCCTTTGCTGCCATGCTACGCGCCCATCCAACTAGTAGAAATCCCTCCGGATGAATACCCTTGACGCGGCTTCTTGTCAACGCGTGCCTCTCTTGACGCCAGCGGGAACGCGAAAGTGACCGCGATGGCGTCTGCGGCGTCTGGCGAGGCCAATCCGCGCGCCTTCATGTCCTTTTTGCTCTCTAGGAACAGCGTCCCCTTGCTGTCGGGCTTGGTCTTAGGCCCGATCAGGTCCGACTTCAGGTACCGATCTGCCGGCAGATGCCCCGTTTTGAGCCACTCGCGCATGGAATGCCATATTTCAGCACGTTTGTTGCCGTGCATAAGCTGGTTTTTAGCTTTAGCCCCAAAATTTACACCCCTGACCTTGTACCGCTGCTCTTTGAGGCGGTCCACGACGCCTGCACCCAGCCCACCCTCGTCGATTACGACCATGGCTGGGCTGTACTCCTCGATGGCGTCGATGATGTGCCCGACCACTTCCATCGTGTCGGAGCCTCTGTGGCGCTTGATGGCGATGATGTCCCGTCCCTGCCGCACGGCGATGACGGTCGCGTCCGCCCCGAAGCGCGCCGGGTCCACGCCGATCACGATGGGCGCGCTCTCGTCCTTGTGGCGGGGCCGCTTCATGGCGTCATCGACGAGGTTCACCCCGATGAACTGATCGTCGCCTTCGCTTGGGAAGGCGCCGTACACTTCGACGTTTGCTTGGTAGCTGTCCGCGCCGTATTCGTCGATGATCTGCTGGTACAGGTTCTTGTCCGTCCCCTCGACGTCGCGTGCGTCGATGTTGCGCGTGCGCCAAAACGCCCGCTTGGAGTTGAACGCTTCGTAGAAATACCCCGTGTTGCGCCGCGGGTTGGAGAAGGCCAGATGGAAGCGATTGGGCGTGTTCTCCGTGAAGAACCCGTTTGCGACCGACCAGATGCTGTCAGGGATACCCGAGGCTTCGTCGAATATCAGCAGCACCCCGTCCCAATTGTGAACCCCAGCGTAACTGTCGGGGTTCTCTTCGGACCACAGCCGCCCTTCGACCGACCAATACCGCGTGCCTTTCTTCAGGTCGCGCTCGACGATCTCCGTCAGCCACTTGGCCGGCATGATGCGCGTGGCGGCCACCTCGAACCAGTGGCTGTTCAGCGACATCGCCAGCCACTTGGTAATTTCTGCCCATGTCACCGACCGCAACTGCGCTTCCGAGTTAGCCGACACGATGGTGGTAGACCCAATCCGCGTGGACAGCATCCAGATGACGAGCCATGACACCAGCGCCGACTTGCCGATCCCGCGGCCCGACGCCACCGCTTCCCGGAAGGTGTCGAAGTCAATCTTGCCTCGGTTTTGTTTGATGTGGTCGCGGATGTCCACGAGGATGTCGCGCTGCCATTTGCGCGGGCCTGTAAAGTGTTCCAGCGGTGTGCCCGGCTCACCCCATGGGAAGGTCAGCAGCACGAACGCGAGTGGGTCATCCTTGATCGTCGGGGACCAGAGCCTCGACATTAACTCCATTTCGTCCTGAGCGGAGTAGATCGGCGTCTGCATGTGCTGTGTTGTCCTCTAGCTGGGGCACTTCGGTGTACAGCCCCTCTATGACGCGCGTCTGGGCCTTCTCCAGCGCGCTGATGACCGAGATGGTCTGATCGACTGACACGTCGATCTGCTGCTTGGCGACCCACCCGTGTTGATGCTTGAGGATGTCCAGCGCCGCCTTGGCGTCGCCGTCCGCTGCCGCTTCGTGTAGCGTCTTGGCGGCGGTGTACTCGCCCTCGGCGCGGCCCTTCATCTCAGCCATCTCAACGAGCGGGTCGAACTCCGCCAGCCGGCGGTACTGCATGGGGGTCAAGCCAGCGGCCAGCGCGAGGCTGTCGCCCTTCAGGCCGTACTTCGCCGCATCGTAGATTTTCTCCAGACGCGCTTCAGTCGCCTGCGGGCGCTCTGGTGTGAACGGTAGGGAGTAGAACGTCATGCACAGCATAATAGTTGACGTTGGCCGTGGATGCAAGCGGCGCGGCAGCGTTCCCGAATACGCTGCCGCGCCGACCCCCGACATGGATGTAATGGAGCGTAACACCCATGTTGCTCCTATACCGTAAAGCCAGTTGAGTTGTCGGGATGGGACAAAAATAATTTGATTGCGTTGCAGCGCCGCAGAGCGAGGTAACTGGGGGAAGCCTTGCGCGGAGATGCTGAAAGCACGCGCTGCAACATTTAGTGCTGTAGCAGATTTTTTGAAAAAATAAAATAAAAAATTTTGCTGTGTAAAAGGAGACGGCGCAGCCCCCCATACGGTGAACTTACGACAAAGCGCGGCTGGGGTAACTCCCGGCCCTTAACGCCGTCTCCTATCTGCGCGGGATTAGTGCCCAACTCACAGCAGGTCGCGTTTAGCATATTTCTGAAAAAATAAAAATTGTTTGCGGTAGGTGCCCGTGACAGACGCCCGCGCCAAGGCCCCACCCCTCCCCCCCTCCAGCCCGCAGCACACAGCTTTTAGACTGCTAGTCTAGGATTTGAGTTTGGCCTTTCGGTCTAGACTGGCAGACTAGTCGCGTGGACCATTTAGGCTGGCGGTCTAGACTGACAGACTAGTCGCAATGCCCATGGGCGTTGGGCGGTTTGGGTCATGCAAAACGCATTGCCAGTCACGCAGGATTGCATGACGCATTTATACAATTTAGCTAGCGGAACAAAAGCGGAACAATGCGCGGGCTTAAAACGTCGGCCTAAGGGGGTGTTTGGCGAAATTGTCATATTGTCATCGTGTTTCAGTCGCGCCAAATTTTCGTGAAACATTCCGTGAAACACTTTTCGCCCTATTTACCTATAATTCTGACTGTTTTTCCTTACGTATACCAAACCCATAACCTAAACCGCCAAACACCCCAAATTCATAAGCTTTTCTGCGGTTCTCCCGGTAGTCATCCACGTCAATTTCATGACTATTTCAGAACAATCCATGACAATCGCGCGTGAACAGCCCCATTTCCGATTGTCATTTTGGGCTATCCGATGACAACCAAAATCATATCCTCAAAACGGCTCTAATTTTATCCTCAAAACGGTTGCGATTGTCTGTTGCGTTTTATCCTCAAAACGCTATCTATTGAGGATAACCAACCGGGAGCAAAACGTTATGCCGCATAACCGTAAAACTGTCTGGATTGAGCGTTTCAGCAATCCTAACGTCAACCATTATCAATTTAGGGTGATGGCAGACTTTTGTGTGCCGAGCGCACCTCGCGCCATGCAGCTATCGCACGCTGTCAATGTAGCAGCTGCATATGCGCGCCACTACGGCGCGGTTTATGACGGGATCCACTACGTCGATTAATCGGGAGCAAACGACCATGCTACTACACGTCACCATGTACGCACTAATCGCCCTCGCCCTCATCGCAGGCGCAATCGGCCTCATCAACACAATCAAAGGGAGCAAATGACCATGACGCCAGAACAGAACGCACAATGGGACGCCGCGCTTGATAAGTTGCGCGTCATCGCGCCAGACGCCGTGCTGGATTGCGGAGCACTCAACTATTACGTGCGCTGCACCTGCCCGGTCGAGGGCCGGACGCGCATCCTAACTACACCACGCAGCGTTGAGATATTCACGCAGATGCGCACCGAAGATTTAGCGGCAAAGGGCAACTGACCATGACACGCAAAACGCCCTTCTGGGAAACGCACCTGTACACATACGCAATCGCCTGCATCGGTAACGGCATGGGCATAACGCCAGAGAACTTCCGCAAAATGCGCGCCAAAGCGCTCGCTAACGGACATACAGAGGGCGAAGTCCTCTGTGTTGAGAAAAACCCCATGGCTTACGCTCGCACAGGCAAGTTTGCCTAGCGCCCGGGGAGGGCGGGCCGCAACGCCCGCCCCGACCATGGCGATAGGGCCAACAACGGAGCAAACGACATGACACAAGACACGAAACACAACGGCTGGACCAATTACGCGACATGGCGCGTTAATCTCGAAATGTTCGACGGCTATGACGGGGCGGGCGATAACGATCTGGACGCCTATGATCTGGGGCAGCTGCTGCGGGAACAGGCGGAAACGATTATCGAGGATCAGGCCGAAGAAGGATATGCGCGCGACTACGCGATGGCATTCCTATCAGTCGTTAATTGGTATGAAATCGCCGAACAC